AGGTGTCGTACTCCTGCGCAAGGGTCTTGGCGTTTGGTTTCTCGCCAAACAGTAAGCTCCGCACATAACCCAACAGGCCTTGTCTCATGGTAGGAGTATCGGTTAGAACGTCCGATTGCCGCCGCCTTGCAGCAGCGACAGGTCGCAAGCCAGGCCGACCTGATTGACGCAGCCATAGCGCAAAGCATCCATAGCGTGATCGTGCAGCCCATCCTTAACAGGCTCGTCCGTAGTCAATTTATCCGGGTAGTGGTAGCTTTCCAATGCCTCGACTGTCTTCGGGCACTGCTTGACGTCGACAAACAGCCGCCTCGTGCCAGAGGCGTCACAGATCAAGGATCGGACGATCTCCACTCCAGCCGGAATGGATCGCTTTTGGGTCTCTGTACTGTAGGAGACCAGTAGGCCGTTATTGGCAAAGTAGCCGATCGTTGAGATACCGGAATCATCTTTGGCATCGCCCGCCGGATCGCCCCAGCAGGCGTGCAGTTGATAACCTTTCTGCTGGATCAATCGCAAGAGCTGCTCCCGAGGACAGTTTTCAGGTAACAGCTCATCAAAGATCACCCATCGGTCATTACCATTGCGGGTATCGTGCTGAACGAACAAGACGGCGGGCTTTCGGTATCCAAAATCGATAAAGGCGTAGGTCGGGCACTCCCGCGAATAGGTCCACGGCAGGTTATTGTCGTTGCGGTCGAAATTGCTGTAGACCAATCCCTCGAATGCCACCCAAAGCCCTAAGACGTACCGCTTGTAATTCTGTGGGTCGAAAGTCTTGAGGGATTCGACGTAGTCGGGCGGCAGAAACGGATTGTCGTAGGTCGTCGTATGGATATACTGGAACTTGGCATCGCCCTGGCCCTCCTCACATCCCTCCTGAAAAAACCGCTTGTGCAAAAAGTGGGAGGGACTGGCCGGGTTGGTCACCGAGCAGAGCTGGCGGTAAGGGTCGACCTGAAAACTGAGCCGACCGAGCAGGAATTGATACTGGTCCTCATCGAGTTCATGGGCCTCATCCACGCCAATCATTCCGAACCCCATCGAGCCAAGCTTGCTCATCCGGTCAAAGCCATAATAGCTGATCTCGCCGCCTCCGTTGATTTGGATGCGGTGAAGGTTCTTATTGTGTGTATACGACCCAGGAAGTAGGATTGGCGGCAGGTCGCCGTCAGGCTCTAGGAGGGTTCTTAGTGTAGTAGCTTGGAGGTCGGAAAAGTACCTGCGAAACAGGCCGACGCGATTGCCGGGGATAATGGCCTGTCGGTGAATTTTATAGCACAAGGCGCGAGACTTGCCGCAACGAATCGCCCCGGAGTACAAAAGCTCCTTATTGCGACTCAGGATGAAGCGTTTCTGTTTCGGCATCACCCGAATGATTTTGCGTTCCGTCGTCGTAGACATATTCGATTCGATGACTCATTTCGCCCTCGATCTTGTCGGGGACCTTGCCGTCGATGCGGTCAAGGATCTCTTTGGCGAAAGGAAAATTCCCGCCAGCGGCAGCTTTGACAATCGCCTCGGCAACCAGATCGCCGACATCGCGATTGTTGGGAATGGGCTTTCCGTTGAGTTCTCGGCGTTCAAGAATATTGCGGATTTTGGTAGTCAGTGAAACCGATCCGACTGGGCGTCCCGGACCGGCCTTGCAACCCGGCTTGAATTGATATTCTTTGGGAGGATGGCCCGGCCCGACCTTGTATTCCGCATCTTCTGGTTTTGTTCCCGTATTGTCGGGTTCAAGTTCGGACATCGCTTACGTTCCAGAGCTGCGTCCACCAAAGGCCGCCGTTGCCATGATTCGTCGACCATTCGCCCGTGCCGCTCGCGCTGTTCTTCCACGCATGTTTTATACTCCTGTTATTCGATCGTGTGATCTTTTAACAGAGTATCGGCCTTCTCGGCTGGCGGTCGATAATCATCCCCTGGCAACTCAATCCCCATCATTTTGGCGAGTTTATGGCCATCAAGGTACTTATCGGCTACCGTAATCCACTGCATGGCCTTCAAAAAAGCCTCTTTTTGTTCGCGGGTCCGAAAACAGACGGCAAACCAAAACTCACTGTCAACCGCCTGCTTGAACCGTTTATTTTCTTCCTTCGCCTTTTTTCTAAATTCCGTTAACACTACCGACAGCTCTGCCTTGGAGTCCTGCTCGGCATTGCCCGTCTTTTCCACTTGATCGAGCGGGTTTTCCTCTTCCAGGAGGCACTCCAGGCCCATTTCATCTATCTCGATGTCCGGCAAATCAAAATCGTCGACATTTAGCTCTTTTTTTGCTTTCATATCATTGCCCTCATCAGCTCTAATTCAGCCAAAGGGAAGTATTCCAAAATCTTTTTATAGTCTTCCGGGAAATGATCTTTTATGGGCTTTAAAAATCGATAATCAATCCCATCAAAACTCCTGCCAAATAACCGGTAATCGACCGGCACTTTAATCTTGGCCGACACGATCTCTCGAACCAGCTTCTTTTTCTTCCAGTCCCAAATCGGATAAAAACAGTGCTTTTTGCGATTGATCGGCCCGTACTTTTTCATGGCCGTTCGACGGTTCAGGGAGTCAGCGGCTCGGACCCCTGAGGCATACCAGGAATTTTCCAAATCCAGACCAAGGTCCTCGCAAACTACCTTCCGAATATCCTCATAGTCAAACTCCGGCAAATCACAGCGTTCAATGATCTCGCAGTTCTCAGGGGCCTGGAAAACAAAGCGATTTAACATCCGATACAAAGAAGGATGAGGCAGCCGAATAATCCGGCATTCAAAATACTTTTCATAGTACGTTAAGGATCGTTCAACAAAACCCAAATCGGGAATCAGGTACAAATAGAATGGGATGATTTTTTTGAAATACTTTTTCATCTCCAGCCAGCAGGCAATCGAATCCTTGCCACAGGAAAAGGAAATCAAAACAGGTGTTTCAGGCCCGACCAAATCCTTGATCTCAGCCATTACCTGCTTTCCGGTCAACACCCCGTCTATAGTTAATGTATCCATGCTGATATTATATCATAATTTAGATAAAAACACCATTTTTTTATTATTTTTTACTACCATAAACGTCTATTATTATGGTATTTATGATTGATTTTTATCGGCTCTAACGAAAATAGCCGATATTGATCATTCTTGAATCTCTTCCCCGTCTTCCATGTACTGCTTGATAATGTTTGTCTTAAGTAATTCACATACACCAACACATTTCATGGCATCACCATGCCATTGTCCAATCTCACGATCCACATTAGGCCCAAACTCGCTGTCTTTATAGCCTCCAATTACGATATGATCAAACCGCTTCATCAACTCCTCAATAAGATCGCTATCTGGAATCAACTCAAGATCGCTCATTCTTTCCCCTCCGGCCAGTAAACCATTGGATTATAATGCTCGCCCGACATCCGGTAGTTCTCATCCATCACCGCCCGCGCACGACTGATGCCGACCAGTACACTGGACAGGGCCTTAAGTTCCGTTGACGCCTTGCCGTCTTTATACTTCTCAATCAATTCCTTAACTGTCACCGCCAATCCAGTCAACTCGCTGGCTAGCTTGACATGGTCATCCGGCTCGATGCTAATGTGCGGATCAACCACCTCGGGCCGCTGTCGCTTCTTAATCGCGTTTGCCACAGCGTTAATGGTTGCCTTGCCGGCTTGTAGCTTCTCTTTCTCTTTGATCGTTCCATAGTCTCGGATGATTTTGACTTTGTCGAGAACGCCTTGACTGACCCCTGCAATTTTAGCAATTATCTCCCTAGTCCTACCCTGCGCCAAATTTGTCACATCCCCACTTATATTCGCATGAATCCGCCGTTCCGCGGCCTTTTTCGCTTCATAGGGTTCCAGTTCCAAAGCCAGAATCGACCGCTGATAGGCGTTCAAATTTCGGCGGGTAAACTGGTGGCGTAGAATCCATTCCTTGGCCGCTTCCCGGTCCGGTAGATCGATTGGACTGATCCCAAAATCGATGTCATGCTCTGTGCAGATTTCGTAGCGGTTATAGCCGTCGAGGATGTAGCCTCGCCAGATCACCAGCGGATCGCGACAGCCTTCCGCTTTCAAGCTTTGCTCGAGCTGTTCACGTTCAGAGTCGCCAAGGGGTGGGACCAGGGACTTAAATTCAGGATCGATCCTTAATGACACAGTCGTTTCATTCATGCGCAATCTCCCTTCGATAAGTTCGTCTGATTTTTTCCAATAACTCTT